CTATATTATTGGTAAAAAGAAAAACCCTAAGTGGATTAAGTGGAAAAAATTTGTAGACCTTGACGTGATGGTTCTCGCAGTTAAGGAAAATAAAAATGGCACATTTGGTTACACAATTGGTGTCGGCCCTGTTGAAGAAGATACCCCAAAGGCATTTGAACTTGAAGGTAAATTCTATATGAATTTGGGTAAGACCACAAATACAAATAAAGAGGTAGAGGTTGGTAAAATAATTAGAGTAAAGGCAGATGAAATTATGGGTAATCCGAAAAAGGGTTTCTCGCTTTTTAATTCTAAATTCCATGAGATTCCCGAAGCGGCTGAACCAGAAAAATTAATCACCCTAGAATTTTTAACTAAAGATGGAAAGAAAAGTTTGGGAGATTACACTATTGATGCTTTAACGAAATCATACACTATTACCGATAATGTTCACGGAATGGCTAAATTTGACACAGGTTTAGACCTTGACGGATTTGTATTTCACGGATTTAAAGATAAAAACCTTATGTCTAAAAATGCCCTAATTAATAAAGATATGTGGGAAAAACAATTAAAGGCTGCCTATGGAAAAGACAATGGAAAGTTCTTTGTCTTTGTTCAACAATTGTTAGAAAATAGGTCATTAAATGATGAGCAGGTTTTTAGAGAAGGTGTTAAGTATGACGCTAAAATGATGAATCGTCTATTTGGGGAAAAGAACGGACTAAAAGAAATGCGAAATAGGTTAAAGAGGGGCGGTAAAGTATACGGGATTGAATTTAGAAGCGACCCAACAGGCTCTACTCGCTTTACATATGATAGTGATACATTGGCAAAGGCAGTAGAAAGAAATGGTAAATTTCAACTATGGGCTAATAATGACCGCAATCTCTACTTTGTAATTGACTATAAAGACGATAAGATGATTTGGAAGATTGACACCAACTCGGATGAAGAAGTGTATGACCTTTTAGGAGAGGCAGGTAAATATCCCGCTATTGCCACTAAAGACTTAGAACAAAAAATCTTATTGGACAAAGGTAATTTGATTTTAGGCGCACAGCGAAATGATTACCATGAGTATATTATCAAGGGAGAGGACATTGTTTCTAAACTCCACGTTAGATATTTACCCGTAGATGGTAAAGAAATGTTTTTAGCATGGACAGGGTATGAAAATAAGCCGACACCCGATTCATCAGATGAAGGAAAAATAGATATTTATGACAAAAATTGACTCATATTTCAAGAAAGGTTAATATAGTCGAACATACAAATATAATATCATGCAGTTAAGGACACCTATGTTTGGAAGTGACTTACATAGTGGGGGAGAACTTGTTATTCTCAAGGAGGATAAAGATACCGTAATTGCAGGTTACGCATCAGTAGATGTTGTAGATAAGCAAAATGATAAGATTACATTGGGCGCAATTAAAGAAGCGGCTGATAAATTCATGAAGCAAGATAGATATAGAAATGTGATGATTACACATTCTAATGTGCAGGTCGGAGAAGTAGTAGACCAATATACAGATTCCAATGGTAAAGTCCTAAAAACAGGCGTTGATGATACAGGGTTTTTTGTAGTGATAAAATTAAGAAGTGATATTGAGAAAGCGAAAGATGTTGCGAGGGATATTCGTCGTGGCAAACTTCGTTCTTTCTCAATTGGTGGTCAAGCAATTAACAAGACCAATAAATATGATTCCGATGCGGGAACATACAAAGAAATTGATAAACTTGAATTGCATGAGATTACCATTTGTGAAGAGGGGATTAACCCCGAAGCCAAATTTAATATTGTAAAGGAGGACAAAAATATGAGCGAAATTGAAAAAGCACTAAGCGAGTTTAATGAAGTAATGGCAGAACTTAAGGAAACTATCCTAAAGGAAGAAGGTGACAAAGACATCGAATCTATGGATAGTATGCGAGAGGAAGGAGCCGACATCCGAATGGAGGATGTTGATGATGAAGAAGCAACAAAGACTGATTATGACAATGATGAGAAAACTGTTGAAATGGGAGACTATGAAACAGAAGACTATGAAGCAGGTGATTATGATATGGACAAGAAATCTGAGGAAATCTCAACTCTTGACCTTTCACCTTCTAACATCGAAAAAGCATATGAAGCATTTAGAGCCGAAAAGGAAGAAGAGAGAGCCTATGCAGTTATCAAAGAACAATTTGAAAACCGCTACAAGGAAGAACTTCTAGTTGAAAAAGCCGAGTCTGAAAAGGCTAAGTTTGATGCACAGTCCGCAATCGGTTCTATTGCTAGCGAACTAAGCGAACTAAAGAAATCTTTGGAGAGCGACGTTATTGCAAAGGCAGAACAAAGAGAGGCTAATACCGTAACTGTTGGCGACATTGCTAACATGTCATGGGAAGAAGCCCATAACGAATTTTCCCGTTTGAAGGGGGGTAACTAAACATGAGTGGATATTTTAAGACTATCGGAGACATGGAGCGAGCGACCTATGGTATAGGAAGCGACAACGTATTGAAATCAACAGGCATTACTTCGGGTATTGAAGGACGACACTATTCAACAGGTTCATCTGGAGATGCACAAACAACTGAACTTTACAACATTGTATTTGGACAAAAAGTTTGGTCAATGATTAACCGTGAAATGAATGCACTTTCTATGCTTCCTAAGAAGCCGTGGAAGTCTAGCGGTTGGAGAATGCTAAAATCCCGTGCTATTGGTGGTAATGATGATACTTTCTCAGTATCTGACGCTGATGATTTGGGAGGACAACCTGAAAATCAAGCACTTTCTAGCATTACTAACGTAAAGCCAGATTACACAACCCTATCTGTAACTCCAAAGACTGTTGCACATACTTTTGAGATTTCTGAAATTGCTCAATTGATGGCAGGAATGGATGACGGTATTGGCGACCTTATTGCTAACTACCGTGAAGAAGTTGGAATTACTCACGCAGAAGTTATGAATGCAATGGTTTTGCAGGATTTGACACAAACAGCAGGAAAGGGTCTTGACCATTCTGGCTTTAGCGGTGTAGATAATGCTCTTACATCTTTGTATAAGATTATTGCTACTCACGCTGAAACCAACGCTATGCAAAATTACGCAAACAAGAATGATTTGTATGGACAAACAAGAGCAGGTTCGGGAACAGAATACCTTGAGGCTTACGTTGATTCCAATTCAGGAACTGATAGAAACCTAACAGTTAATCTCCTAAATACTGCTTTGAGAAACCTCATGGCAAGAGGCGGAGACCCTAAGGTTATTCTAACAGGATATGATACTATTCAGACTTTGGGTGAATTGCTACAAGCACAAGAAAGATTCATGGGTCGAACAGAAGTTGTTCCTTCCCATTCAGGAATTAAGGGCGTTTCTGGCCGAGAGGTTGGTTTCCGTGTTGCTACTTATCACGACATTCCTATTATCCCAGTTAAGGATATGCCGAATGGTGGTGCAGGACTTTCAGATATTCTAATTCTAGATACTGACCATTTGTTCCTTTGCACACTAAAACCTACTGAATACTTTGAAGGTGGAATTAATGCAGATGTTTTCGGACACGGAAAGTTGGGTCATCGAGGACTTTACAGAACTGTTGCTGAAACTATGTGTACTTACTTTAGAGGACAAGGCAAGATTATTGACCTACAATGAGGTGATTTAATTGACACATACAGTAACACTAGTAGCCGACCATCATGGATTTACAGGTCCAAAGGTTCAAGGCCACGAATATTATGTAGACGCAATTATTGATGTAACTGACATTGATGATGTACTAACAACGACAGGTGATTTTGTCGCTTCGGCAAACACCTTCCGACGAACAAGCGGAACTGTAATTAGCGGTTTAACTGTCGGTAATTTGGTTACTATCGGTAGCGCAGCAAGTGGAGCAAATAACATTGATTCAAGAATTACAGCAATTGATGGTGATTTGATTACCTTTACTACAATAGGTGCTGACGGAAGTAACGACGAAATTACCCTTAGTAAGACAAACGCTGTTATCCCTTATTCTGAATTTGGACTAAGTAGCGTTTCACAGGTATTTATTTTGGGTCAAGAAGATATGGACATCCATTGGACTGTTGAATTGGGAACTGACGGAAACTCTTTTAAGGCGGATAATTTGGTTTTGCGCCCCCGTAAGAGAAATTCAGTATCTACCGCACATCCTACAAACGATTGTGGAACAGTTAGAGTAAGACTTTTGGGACAACTCTGAGGTGATTAATTGAGAGTAAAAAATACTACGGGTGGAACGAAAATTGTTCTCGGCAAGTCATATCTCGGTAATCAAGAGTTTGACGCTGATGAAGAGTTGCGTGGTATTTTTCTAAGAAACAATTTCACTATTTTAGATGAAATTGTGGAGGAAGTGGAAGAGGTTGTTGAGGAAGTTTCCGATGATACAGCCTCTCCACTACCCGACTTAGATAGTATGACAAAGAGAGAATTGCAAGCACATTTGCGCTCTCTAGGTATTCCATTTAAATTGTCACAAAACAAGTCTGACCTTGTTGGTCTATTTAGTGAAGAAGAGTAAGTTTTATTACTTACCTATCTTTGCGTATAACTAAGGAGATGATAATATGCCTATGAATTCAACAGAAATAACAGCGAACACAATTCTATCTACTACGGGTGGAAAATTTGACGGAATAATTTACTTTAACGGTGGAACAGCCTCAGTAATTAACGTATTCGATAATACGGTTGCTGATGCTCAATTCCCGTGTGATTTTAACAACGACCCAACAATACAACTTGCTGATACTTCGGTATTGGCAGTAGGTATGTTTGTAACAGGAACAGGTATTCCCAATGGTGCTACAATTGCCTCAATTACAGATGCTAATACATTTGAATTAAGTGTATCCACAACAGGGGGTAATCGTGGAAGTGGTGATGGTATATTGACCTTTATTGACGTAACAAATCGAATTGCTAAATTCAATATTGCCGCAGATACCTCCGATGTAATTAGAGGTCTTGACGTTATTTGCAGAAATGGTATTAAGATTATTGCTGATAACTTTACCACACTTGAAATCTTTGCCCTTACTAATTAGGGGGCTAAAGAATGACAACGATACCAGAATTTGGTTACATTAAGCCCGATGACCTTAAAGGTGGTAGTGGAGACATTATTACTAGAAAGGATTGGAATGCGGGTTTTTCAGAAGAAGCCATTGTAGCATACGTTATGTATAAGGCTTCTAAGGTCAATAAGAGTTTGAAGACTAAAATTGATAATGCTCTAACGCCATTTAAATTAAAAAACATGGTTACATTTTTGACCAGAAATCATCGAGTGGGTGGTTATGATGATGCCGAATTTGATTCTATTAACACAAATGCCTTAGAAAAACTAAAAGACCAATCTCTTGTATCTTTTATACAGGAATATTTTGATGAAGATTCAGTTTCTAATTTACAGAAGCATTTAGACTTTGCAGAAGAACATGATAAAATGGTCTTCACAATGAAAGAGATTGATGGTGAACCGTTTAAGGTTGAGTCGGCCTCTTATGATAAAATTATGGCCTTTAAGGTTGGCGATTTGTTAGATGAGAAAAAAACTAATTTAGATTTTATTACATTTTTTGATGTGTACGATGAAGACTTTCAAGAATACTTCGGACAATTGTTGCCTATTACCTTTGCTAAAAAACAGGTAAAGGGTGCTAGTGGAGAACTGTTGGGCGGTGAATTAGCAAATAAAATTAGTGAGTATATTAAGGAGAACGAAAAAGTAAATATCGAGGCTATGGTTGTCGGTATGGAGTTGCTTGTTTCTAACGCAATTGATAGTTACATTAGTGGTATATTTAGTCAAGATTTTGAATTTGAATATGGTCAAAGTCCTAACACTTATAGAACCGTAGATTCTTTAGGATTTACTGAAAATGAGGCTAAGGTTTTACTAAGACAAGTTTCAGATAGTGAAATGTTTGAAGGTAACGATGGTTCACAATTCGTTTTAGATTTAAATGAATTAGATGATGAAGAATTTAACGAATTGATAAGAATTTTGGTTGAAGTTAGTGCTAATACCACATACGGTCCTGCTTTTAAAAGAAAGGCTAAGAATTTGATGAACAATGCCATTGAAGGATATGCTAACTACATTAGAAAGAATTGGTTTGATAGTGTTCCTGAATTTAGACAAATGCAATCAGAATTTGACCAAAGTATAGAACAAATTGTAGAAACGGCTACTGAAAGGGAAATGGTTACACCTGCAAAAATGGAAGAAATGGGTGCGGCTCAAACTATGGAGTCTGTCTATCTCAATGAGATGGACCTTACACAATACCTTAAAGATAAAATTCCTGAAATGGATTTTTCAAAGAAAGTAAAAATTGAAATACCCGATTTTAAACCCTATACGGTTAAGTTTGGCGAATCTGTTATTAGAACTGCTGGAAGAAGAAAGCAGGTTCTAAAGGATAGAAAGACAATTAATTTGGGCAAAGAAGGTAAAAAGATACGGGATGATTCTAGAGGTTCAAGGGCAAGATTTGAAGAAATAATTAAAAATACTGATGAAGATTTTAGAAAGCAAATGAAGACTATGTTTTCTAGACTAAACGCAAACAATGTTCATCTCAATATGTATAAATTATATGGTTTGATTAAAGCACTAACCGTAGATGATGTAATTTCAGAACTAGAACAATTTGAAGAACAAAGAGTTTTAGATGCTACTGATGAACAAACCCAAGAATTGTCTGAGGAAATGCTAAGTGCTTTTAATGTTGATATTGAAAATTATCAAGGTTTGGTTTTATCTCCAAGTGATGTTGAAGATAAATATGAACCTGTTATTGAATTTTTGAACGAAATAGATGACGTTTTGGAAGACGAGAATCAATTTATCCCTAAGATGAAAAAGTATGCTTTTGACGAAAATTTAGAAGATATTAGCGATAGCCTGAGCGAACTTCTCTATGATATGAACTCCAAATTGACTGAAATGGAAAAGGTCTATGAATCTGCAACGGGAAGTTATGAAGAACTTTCTGGTAAAGATTTGGAGGCGGCTAAAAAAACTAGAAGAGAAATGTTGGCACAAGATAACGATTTACCTGAAGTCTATGCCTTGTTTGAAAATGTTATGGAAACAATAATTATGAAAGAATTGAGAAGTCCTGATTATGTAGAACCTCCTTCAAATGAAGAAGTTTTTGATATGATTGACGGAATGGTTGAGTCTGATACTAATAAATTGGGCATCACAAGAGAAGTCGCTAATTCACTAAAAAGATATGATTATCAAAATCTAACCCCCGCTGTTGTATCTTCAATTAAGGCACTATTACCAAAAATAAATATAGAAGAAACACAAAAGGTTATGCAGGACATATATGGGGATGGGAAGCATTATAATGAAATTATGAAGGCGATTGCTGAAGCATTTTCTGGAACTGCTCTTAGCGATGTAACTAAATTTGGAAAACTAACAGTTGAAATTGAGGCTAATTTATTAAACATGGAAGGACAATTAAGCCCATATGGTAAAATAATGATAGAAACAGAATACAATGTAGTAGGTGATGTTAGACCACAATTAACAAAGAGGTCAATTAATTACGGTAAAGGAAGCACACAATATGGTATAACACCATTAGGTGATAAGAGAATTAATCCTAACCTAGAAACAATGATTGGCAGAAATCTACTAAATACTCTAGAAGATATTAGAAAGGCTGTAAATACAGTTGGTAATGCGATAAAGTAATAAATAAGTAATAGGAGTAATAAACATGGTAAAGATAGTAACCCCATCCGACATTTCTCTTAGTGTTGTAAATTATGATGGTGGCGTAGGCAGTTATACTACTGCTGTTAAAGTAGCCGCACTATTGGGTATTGCTGACTTTGTTTCCGCTAGTTCTGGTTCGGCTACTTCTCCCACTTTAGAAGAGGTCGGAGATTTAATTAGGAGAGCCGAAGATTTAATTGATGAAACTACAAACTCATCATGGAGAGAAAATTTGGTGGAAAATGAATTCCATGATTTTGATTTTGACGATAAATTTAGAAGTTACTATTCCGATTATGTGGGTAAAATTAGACTAGAAAATGAGAATATCAGAAAAATTATCCGTATTGCTACATGGGAGGGTAGTGAATATAAAGACCTCGCTTCAGCCGTAGCAACAGTTACAATTAGCGATTTCACAAATGTTACAAGTGTAACTTTAACAGCAGGTGGAACAACGTGGATATTAACAGCAGGAACGGGAACAGGGCAGTTTAACAAAACTTTTGGTAAAAGAACCACCGCTATGGAATTGTGTTATTTGATTAACGAACAACCACCTAGCATTACTGCACCATTCACGGGTGCTACTACTAATAAATCACTCTCTTCTAGCGGAAGTAATATTTCCGATTTCTTTTATGCTAATTTAGAAGAAGACGAAACAGTAACAATTGTATCTTTATTGCCAGGTTCTGATGGACAAAATTGCACAATTGCAGTTAGTGGTTCTGGTATTAGTAAAACAGATTTTACCGATAAAGAAGAATATGACAGAAATCAAGATTGGTGGGATATGCGAGATACGGGCGACATTTTCTTTAGAACTGATTATCCAATCAGAAGAAAGCATTCAATTAAAGTTACATACACATATGGTAATCAAAGAGTCCCCGCAGTTATCGAAGATGCGGCTACTAAATTAGTGGCTTGTGAGTTAATTGCCTCCGACGATTCATATGTTCTATTGGGTAACGATTCTACAAATGGTATGGACTTGAAGAGTAAGTATGATACCTATAAGGCCGATATTGATAAGATTCTAAAACTTAAGAAAAGAGTTATTTATTATTTGGATGGTGATTGATATTTGGCAAAGTGTAATTGTTAGTAAATCTTCTAGAAGTAGAAGATTAAACAAATTAATGCCTGTTAAAGAAATTTTCTTAGAAACTTTAGAAGAAAACCTTAGCCTATTTGGTAAAACATTTAAACCCAAAGATTTAACTAATGAAGAATTTAAAAGAAAATTAGAGGAAAACATCGAGGAACTAAGACCCCAATATGAAAATGTAAATAAGAATACTGTTACTGCTTTTATGAAAAGTAGATATGATAATTTTATTATTCATAGAGCGAGTAATTTTATTGAAAGTTCCAATTTACCAATTATTGTTGATAGAAGTGGGCAAACATCTGCTTTTATTGTTGATTATGAGTTTGCAAAAGAAGACTGGAGAAAAAAAGTTAGTGAAGATTTTAGAGAAACTTCCGATGAAATGATGGCTTTACAGCAACTACTTTTTTATATGGAAGAATTACTTAAGATGCTAAAGAAACCAAATCCAGATATTGAAGAGATGATAAGATT